CCACCGCTTCCCGGCCGTTGGGTCCGGTTCGCCAGTGAGTCGGCCGTACGATCATGCGTCACCTCCCCCCACGCTACGGCTCACGTGGCGCGGTCCGCAGGGGGTGCGGACGCCTGGCACTCGGCGAGACACGCCGCGTAGCCGGCGAGGTCAACGGCGTTGTCGGGGTGTGGCCGCGGCCCGAGGTCGCGGGCCAACTTGTCGAGCAGCATGATGCGAGCCCAATCGGACGTGGTCAGCGGCCGTCGCAGCACCGAGGCGAACAGGCTGTTGACCATGCCGACGGTGCGGGCGAAATGCTCCTGGGGCGGGCCGTACACCCGGTGCCGATCGAGCACCGCGGCCCGTGCCGTGTCGAGAAGCTGCACGGCCACCGGCGGGCCTTCCGGCTCTTCGATCAACGTCGCCTCCGGCTCCATTTCGTCGCCGGGGTAGTGCTTCAATTCCCGCTCGCCGCGCAGGATGTGATCCACCGGGTATTCCTCGGTCATTCGCCGCGTCTCCTGAATGTGTCGCACCAGCCGCCGAGCATCGCCGGCGAGAGAGCCGAGTGTGCCCGTCCAACAGTTGGCGGCACCGGCCCTCTGGATGCGTTGGTCGATCGTAACGAGGTCGGCGTCTGTCACGATTGCCTTACCCGGCCCGCCTGAATGCGGAAGTTTTCAACGTCGAACGAGCGGTCGGCGTGGACCGTCACGATCGCTGCGCCTTGATTCCATTTGTTAAGGCGAGCGTAGGCCGGCCGCATGTCGCACAGACACCCCGTCGAAAAGCACACCGTCTCCGATCCCATCATGTCAGGCTCGGAGTGTGTCGAGGTGCGGTGCCCGTGGCCCTCGAGCACGGTGTGATGCAGCCGCATGAACGCCCCGCGGGCCTGATTCACCGGCGAGCTGATCCCGTTGCCTTTTTCGTGCCCGTGAAGGACCGGCAACGCACCGCAGAGAATGATCCGCTTGTCGGCCACCAGTTCGATGCCGAGGTTGTGGAAGCCATACCAATTGTCGATGCCCATGATCGGGTCATCGCTGATCTCGGGGGCGTGCTGGAATAGCCACGATTCCCACCTCTCTTCATGGTTCCCGAGTTTGGCGACGATGCGAATGCCGGGGAACTCTTGCCGCATCCACTTCAGCAGATCGCGGCCGGCGTGCAGCTCGTTCTTGAAGTTCCTGTACTTGGGATTCTTCTCGTGGCGGCTGATCGAGTAGAAGTCGGCCCAATCGCCATTGAGCAGCAAGGCGTCAACCTTCTCGCCCTGGAGGTGATCGACAGCAGCCCGAAGCGCCGTCTCGTCGTGGTACGGGACGTGGATGTCGGACAAGATCCCGACCTTGCCGGTGATCCCGAGGTCGAACGGCAGCCAGGGCTCGGCTTGCGAGGGCGGCATGGCCATCTTCGTGCCGGCGGCCCGCGGCTCGCGGTGTAGTCGCTTGCTGGGGGCTTGCTTCCGCCTGGCGGACCCGCACAATCCGAGAGCGAGTCGCACCCGAGTGCGGGCCTGCTCAAGGGTCAGTGCCCCGTTCGTCTCGGCGACGATCCGGCGGGCGAGCGTCCGGGCCGGCGCGTCTGGGTGTGCCTCGACGATCCGGCGGACAATCGGCGTGATCCCGTCACCGTCATAGGTGCGGCGTCTATCCATCCTCGTCCTCCTCGCGGGTCACCCCGAACGCCTCAAGCACGGCCGACGCTTCCTCGGCGAACTCCGTCACCTCGCCCTCGTCGAGACACCACCATCGAGCGTGAATCAGTTCGTGGAGCAGCACTTCAACGAAGTCCACGCCCACCAACTTCTCGGAGACGCGGATCGTCCCCGTCTCGTCGTTGCAATCGCCCAAGCGGTCGGCGGGCACCTTGCAGACGCGGATCTTCCACTTCTTCTGCCCGATGTGGACCGTGGCCGTGCGCTTCGCCATGCTCGCCTCCGCGGTCAATCCTGACGGTGGGGACGGTCACCCCGGCGGGGGTGTGGCGGCGGCCCGTGCCGCTTCGATGGCGCGGCCGACCATGATCCGGGCCGCGGTGGCGATGAACGGAAGCCCCTTCTTCTCGGCGGCCTCCCGCAGGTGCTCGACGATCTCTTCGATCCGCTTCCAGCACTCGTCTGGCCCCCAGGCGTCCATCTGCGCGGCGAAGGAATCGCACCCGCATTTCCCGTCGTCGCGGATTCCCCACCATGCCAGCGAGCGGCGGAGTTGGCAGCCGGGGCCGCAGGTCGTCGGCAGCGGCTTGCGGCATTGGCGGATCGCCCCGCGGACCTTAGACACGAAGCCGCAGCGTGGGCAGGTCGCGTCGGGGGCGGAGAGGTCGCAGCGGGTCATACGGATATTTCCCACGAGAAGGTGCCGTTGTAAACGCCTTCGTAATAAGAATCACCCGACCCTGTTCCGATGACTCCTGTGCCGCATATCACCGGAACAGACGACGTGGAAGCCATGTAAAGATTCACGCACAAGCCGCCGTTTATTGGCGTGTGGTGCGACATGGCTATACCCGATCTGCTGCTCACTGAAATGCTTTCTCGTGACCCAGACGAAAAGCCGGTGCAGTCAGCAGGCCATGCCGAGGACCACTCGTCACAAAAGCTAGGAACCCTTTCGAGTACATAGGTTCCGTTCGCAAAGAACGGAGAGTCGGGTGCCGTGCCGGAGAAACTTGTTATTGTCAGGTAGATAACACTTGGCGGCGGGCTTCCGCTGCAAAATGCCGAGCAAGGCGTCCCAATCTCATAGCACTCCCGCACCAGCCCATAGAGAACGTGCTGCCGCCTCTGCGTGTTCCATTCGATCTTCGCTCGGACCGAGAACGACGCAGACTCACATTGCGGAGCAAGTGAGATCGACCCGTCGAAAAAACGTGGGATGTTTCCGCTCTGGTCCCCGCTGCCGGTGACGAGCGGAATCGAGACAGTCGTGATCTGGACTTCGCCGTCTGCGGGCACGATTACTTGGTCGCCAACGCGAACCGCCCCACTGCTAACCTCCACGAACACGCCTTGAAATGTCAGCGCCGTTGACGGCGGCGGGATCGACTGGACACCGACACCGTATTGGTTTCGCCAGAACGAGATCGTGACTCGACATGGGAACCGAGTCTGCGTGCTGTCGAGCGTGAACGATCCGCTGACCTGCTGACTCCACGGCCCGGAGCCGTCCATGCCGTCGTAAGGGTCGGACGTGTCGGAATCGCCCGATGCTGAGAGGTAGCCGTCGGACGGGTTGCCGGCCTCCACGCCCTCAAAGTACCGGGTATAGACAGCCTCAAACGCTGTGCCGGTGTAAGGATTCTGGCACGTCCTCGTGCATTCATCGCACGGCACACACGTGCATTGCTGGCAGCCGCCTTTGCCTCCAAGCAGCATCAAGCACACTCCGCCCATTCGAGATGCCATGTCCCGTCGATGCTCTCGCATCCGACCCAGAATCCGCCGGTCGGCCCGGTCACGGTCTGCGCCCGGTTGATTGCCGTGAACTTCGCCGGACCGCTCGTCCCGGTGACAGCCTGCGAGCCGTCGCCCTTCCAGTGCGTGACGCTCGCCGTCGCGTTCTTCGACCACGTGCCCGTCACCTTTCCGAGCCGGATCGACGCCCCGCCGGCTCCGCCGAAGCGCACGATGGCCCACTTGCTCGCCCCGGTGCCGGACTCTTTCCAGAGAATCTGTGCTTCCCCGCTCGAGGCCGAAGTGAGTTGCGTCAGGTCGCCGTCCTTCGCCGTGGCGAACGTGTCGGACTCGGCGACGACGTTGATTTTGGCTTGGACGACGCCGGCCACCGCGACCCGCCCGATCTTCCCGGCCGCGATCGGCTCGACCGCGACCACGAACGACGAGCCGCCAGTCGGCAAGCCGCCGGACAGCACCGGCTGATCTTGGAACTGCTGCGTGGCGTTGCCGGTCGCACCCGAGGGCGTGAAGACCACGCCGGCGACGGAGAGGACGCCCCAGCGGTTGACGGTGCCGGTGGTTGAGTTGCGGGCGAGGATCGGAGTGTAGGAAGACGGGCCGTCGGACGGCCCGGCAGCCGTGCCGTCGGATCGCTGCCCCAGGACGATGTCTGCGGCGTCCTGCGCACGGTTCCACGCACGGGCGGATAGTTGCCCTCGCACCGGACCGGGTTGGATTCGTCCTTCGCTCATGCGACTCCGATCCCAAGCAGTGAGAAGTCCCCGTCCTTGTAGACCTTGTCCACGTAGACGGCGAACG